CTTTCCGAACTGGTCTGGTGCAAGATAATATATACCATCTTCTCCCCAGTACATTACAGTGTTATCAATAACAACAGAAGATTTACTACTCAGTACACCTCTGTCACTTATCTTTGTTACCCTGTAAGCTTCGGCTGTAAAACCTTCGTCACTTCCTCCTTCTATACTCCAAGTCCCATTCGTTGCCAGTACCAGTAAAGAACTGCCTAAATTAAGCAATCTCTTTATACCGTAAGCTCCGTCTACCCGTATGAAACCTCCATCAGTTGCAAGTAAATCTGCCTCTTGTTCATAGGTAGGGTCGTTATTCTGGTAGCATTTGTTTATACCGCTAAGGTCTTTAACCAGTTGAGAGAATAGAACATAACTGCTCATTTTAGGAGAGCGACTATCTGGTCCAATAACATTATTGCCAAAACCTCCGTACCACACTCTTCCTGCAAACTCTTCTAAACAGATTGCTCCACCCTCTGTCTTGTCTTGAGGCAGGGATTCACCAAAGGGTCTATCATATAGTAAGTCGCCCCCTGCTTCTTCCATAAGGACTGCGTACTGAGCAGACCTACTCTCCCCTCTATTTAAAGCATCTATAATAAAGAAACCTTTAGCGGCTGAACTACTAGCCCTACTGTTCTTACCCAACTCTGCTGGTATGAACCTCTCAGGTGCGCCCTTTAACTCTGCATAATCAATTATACCTGTAGCTACTGAGTCTGAGTTACTAGGAAAAGTAAGACCAAATTCTGTTTTGAAACTATAGATAGGGTCTAGCAATAAAGGTAGGTCTGAGCCTCCTTCTACAAGTTGCAACCCATCACGTATTCTTCCCCAAGACTGGTTACGCAAGTTATACATGTGGGTGTAAGTTAGTTCGTAAGGTCTTACTTTACTGTCTTGGTCTAATAGCAGGTCACTAAACTCTTTGTCTGGTGGAAAATCTAAACCTGTTACTGGCGCAACACGGGAATAAGGGTCTTGTACCCCGAATAAATCCCTAACCTCTAAAGAGAATACTTCTGTGGATAACACATCGTTGACGATGCTCACCTGCAAAAGTTCTCTTTCACCTGTGGCAATAACAAGGAGTCCGTCAACAGAGGTCATATCTAATTGACCTACATCTAATGTAGAAAAATCAATAATGGTTTTTAAATATATGTCCCCTATAAAAGCTGGCGCTAGTAGTCCTACTTGTAAATCAAAGAACAACAATACACTGTCTATCTGACATACCGTTATTGACCTACTTGCTACACCCCCTGCGTTGTCCCACTTGAAAGTGTTAAAAGTTTTACCAGTTAATGAAGGGATAGTTGTAGCATATGTGTCACTGAATTTATCCATACCTAAACGTCTGCGTCTAGAACCATTCCTATTTAAGACAAAATTCTGTTCATCAATAGAAGCGTTTTCAGGAAAGGTTAGAGGACTCGCCTCTGTGACAAGACCTCCTACAAAACTATTTACTTCTACTGGTAGGTTTCTTACTGACATTGTTCTTAACCTCTTGTGCATCAAGGAAACGGTCTATGGCTAACATAGCTTCTGTTGGCGTTGTGTAACTGCCTCTAAGGACTAGATGTACACTCCCTTTACCTACAGCTCTCACTTTATGATAACCAAATGTGTTGTCTCCCTCTACGCTATATCCTTTATATTCCATTACTCACTTCCTCTAAATGTTACGTCTCTTCCACGCTTGTTTGAATTACGTCCGTAGTTAGGGTACTTGATACCACCTGCTATTCTACGTGCTTTGCGAGACAACCATCTACCTTGTCGCCCTGCTTCTTGTTCTGCTTTCTGGTCTACCACTTGTCTTAGTTTAAAAGAACATTTAGCTTTGGCTTCTTCTATGAAAGAAGTAAATGCCTCAGCAGGTAGGTCTGGTACGAAGTCGTCTAAGTGTGACCAAGTAGGATAGATATAAGCTGATGCCTGTACCTTAGAATTTTGTAAAGTGCTGTCTGTTGTTCTGTCATAACTATCAAAAACTAACACTGTATCATCGAAGGAAGTAAAATACTCAGGAGCTTTGTCGTTCTTTATAAGAAGTTCTACACCTGTTACATCTACTATAACATCTATGTTATCATTGTCGTTGTTTAAATAATTCTGTCTACGTAAGAACGCATCTGGGTCTAAGTACCTAACAGATTTGTAATGCTTACGTGTCTCTCCACCCTTAGCCTTATTGTAGTTTAATACACTAAGCTCTTTAACCCCTTCGGGTAATGTCATATGGGTAGGTCTGTCTGGAGTACCACTGGCTATTAACTGTATAGGCTTCTTTGTGTGAGGCCAGTTACGGTTAGATAACATTGCAAAGTACGTAGACTTGACTATCTCAGAAGCCTGAGAAGACTCCATAGTATCAGTAATGCTACCGACTTCATCAGAGTCCATATCATTTAGGATTTCTTGTACTATCTCTAATAAAGTCTTTTTCATTAGAAATCTCCTGCTGTTTTTCTAGTTATCTTTATAGCAGGTGAAGAAACAGTAATCGTACCTACATCTGTTTTCAAAAACACTTGTCCACCATTAGCCAGAAAAGTTGTTAAGGTGAAAATATCGAATAAGAAAGTAGGTTGATAAGGTAGACTTTTACCTGCTGATATGTAGTCTGTATTTATAATTATTGTAGGAGAAGCCGAGCCACCTATATCTAATGATATGGTTATTTCTGTAGGATTACCGCCTTCTGCTGTTACAGGTAAATCTATACGCACATCGTAAGAATCCCCAGTTGTTAGAGGGGTTATCTTATTAGCCACACTATCCCATAACTCTCCCGTACCTCTTATCTCGTAAGGTAAGTAGGAGCTATTACTTGTTCCTTCTAAACCGTCTATAATTAATTTACTGTAGGTACTAGAAACAACCTGTGCCGCACCTGAATGTTTGTAATAACCCCAGCCCTCAGGGGAGTGTTTCCAAAGGTAACTACCACCACCACTCGCCCTAATTATCTGACCTAAGGAAGTAGAAGCTTGTCCTGATAAGGGCGCTTGAGTCCAGCTCCCTGAGCCAGCACCATCGGATACGTAGACAGCGTTAAGAGGAGCAGTAGATGCACCTTTAGGTTCGTGCCTATTCCCGTCTGGTATATCTTTATGTTCTATTGTCATATTAATTTCCAAAAAAAAACCCCTACCTACCTACCTGATAACAAGTAAGCCGATAGAGGTTATATTCACATTAGGCTAAACGAGTGTATTTAATAACAATCTTACCTGCTGTTCCACCAGTCTGCACGATAACACCTGTATTACCAGATGGTACAGTTACAGGAGAGGCATCAGTTGCGGAGTTGACGTTAACACCACCAACTGTGATGGCTGTGATAGTACCAGTAGCTTCGGACTTCTTAATCCCTACTACCTTAACACCTGCCAATACTGGGAAGGGAAAGTCTATCTTATCCCCGTCGATTGTGAAGACGTACTCGTTGTACAAGCCTTCTGTCTTAATGTTTCCGTCTGTACCACCAACTGTGCGAACACCGTAATGGTTACTTACGTCGATACCTGCTGAATTTTCAAAACCCATTATGATTCCTTAGTAGTTAGTTGCAGAAGTGATGTACACACCTAGCGTATCTAAACGCTGAGGGCCAAAACCATAACGAGAGCGAGTTACGAATTCATCTCGTGCGCGGTCTTTATTACGTTCACCTTCTACTTTAGGCATACGTCTCCATACACCCATGATTGGTTTACACTGGTCGTCTAGGACACACATTGCAATGTTGGCTACAGCACCAGTTACGGCAGTAGTACCATCAGAGAAGTTACCCTTAGGAAGACGGTTAGATGTAAGAATATCCCAACCAAAGTAATTCATAATGAAGCGTTGACCAGAAGCCATACCTTTCTCAAGAATGTCTTTGGCGAATGCAGTTACATCAGTGGTGATAGTTACTAGTTGAGATAGAGTAGCTTCTACAACTGGGTCACAGATAAACACTCGGCCTTCTGCTGGTACGTTAGCCTTATCAAAAGCTAGGCGTAATGCAATCAAACCTTTTAGGCTAAAT